TTCAGAATGGCCTCGGCTTCAGCGCCATCCTTAGAGCCCGTGCTCTGATATCGGCTGACGGTTCTGGCGCCGTCGCGCTCCGACCAGCGGATTTCGTAGACTTTACTGCGGTTAAGCCCCAGTCTTGGGTTGATAACGTCCGACATCGTTCTGTCTCCCGTTCAACGTAGCCGATCAGGTGGTCAAGTCTGATCCGGGCCCCGCAAATCCTGAGAATAGGGAATGCTCCCTGATCGCGCAGCCGGTAGACTGTGCGCCGGCTGCAGTTCAGGATTTCTGCAGCCTCATCGATCGTCAGCAGTTTCACGACGGCTCGCCTTCTTCCTCGATCAATTTGGCGATGGCGACGGCGGTCTTCAGCGACACGAGCTTGTTGATTTTGAGCAGCACCCGGTCGGGCGCGCCGGTGAGCATTTCGAGGCTCATTGCGGGCGTCGCTCGTTCTGAGCGCGACAAATTAGCGCCGGGCGACAACTCGTCGATCTCCCACCCGAGCAGATCGCAAATCCGCCGCAGCTGGGGCGCGGACGGCATCGACTTGTCGGCGAGCCAGCTGCTGACCCGGTCACGCCCCCGCGGCGCAGTGTAGCCGCGCGAGTCTGTAATCGTCTCGCCCGGATACAATTTGCGAGCGAAATCCGACTGCGACCAGCCGCGCTTCATCAGCTCGTGGTGCAGTCGCTTGCCAAACGATTCCGTTGTCATGCTTTCCTCCGACGCTAACAACAAAACGCATCTAATCCGGCTTGCGCCCGACGACAAATTGTTTTATTCCTCTTTTTCATCGTCTGACAAGAGACGATTTGTCTTTTTTTTTATACGACGGAGCGCGGCGGCAGGTGAGCAAGAAACCCAAATACCGGATCACGCAGGCGATTTTGGCGCTGGGCGGCGTCGAGCCCACCCGGCGCGCCCTTCAGGCGCACGGCTTCGACGCGCCCTCGGCCGCGACAGTCGCCGGCTGGCGCTGGCGCAACAGCGCCTCCGGCTGGGAGCTGGCGCTGGTCTACTGCCTCGTCAAGGAGGGCCTCCTCAACGATCTCGACAGTCTGATTGTGCGGGAGGCGGCGTGAGGGTCCTCGGCGTAGACCCCGGGTCCATCTCCGGCGCGGTCGCCCTGCTCGGCGACGGCGGCGCGCTGGTCGCCGACGTCCCAACTGTCAGCAAGCGCGTCAACGCCGCCGCCCTCGCGCGGCTGCTGCGCGATTGGGCTCCGGACTGCGCCGCCGTCGAGCTCGTCGGGTCCTTTCCCGGGCAGGGGATCGCAAGCGCCTTTAATTTTGGCCACGGCGCCGGGACGATCATTGGCGTGCTTGGCGCACTCGAAATCCCGATCAGCTTCTACGTCCCGTCCGTCTGGAAAAAGCACTACGGCCTCGTCGGCAAGCGCGACGACCCGGACGCCGGGCGCCAGCGCGCGATCGAGCTGTTCCCCACCGTAGCCGGCCTCGACCTTAAGAAGCATCACGGGCGCGCCGACGCCCTGCTGATCGCGAATTTTCATCGGATGCGCGCCTGACCAGCGCGCAAAACACTGGAGAGCGTTGTGACGACACCGTTGTTTGCATATCAGGAGGAGGGCGTCGCGTGGGCGATGGGCAGGCAATACGGCCTGCTGGCCTTCGACCCCGGGCTGGGGAAATCCCGCACAATATTGGAGACGGCCAAACGGCTGGGGCTGAAACGCATTCTGGTGATTTGCCCGAAGAGCGTTCTGCCCGTGTGGCTGCACGAGGCGCGGCGCTGGTGGCCCGACGGGCCGCGGCCGCTGATCCTGACCAAGATCGAGGCGGCTGAAAACGAGCCGACAATGCGCCGTTCGGTCGCCATCATGAATTGGGATCGGCTGTCGCGCGACGACAGCTGGTCGCAGGCGCTGACCGCCGGCGCGCGCTGGGACCTTGTGATCTGCGACGAGGCGCACGCAATCAAGGACCCCAACAGCCTGCGCACGCGTCGCTTCTATACGCAGCTGTTCCCTCACGCCGATCGCGTCTTTCTGCTGACGGCGACGCCGGCGCCAAATCACTACGGCGAGTTCTACCCGGCTCTGCGGAATTGCCACCCGCAGGCCGTGACCGTGAATGGCCGCGTCCTGACCAAGTTTCTGTTCGAAGATCGGTATTGCGTCGTCGAGCACAGACACGTCGGGCGCGGCCAGCCCGTCCGCGTCGTCACGGGCAGCAAAAACGGAGCCGATCTCAAGGAGCGGATCGGCGAGTTTATGCTCCGCCGGCGTAAGGAAGAGGTGCTGAAAGACCTGCCCCCAAAGCAGATCGAGTTGCTGCCGCTGCATCCGACGCGTGATGGTTTTTCGGCGATCGCGGCCGCGCACCCGACGGTCCCCGACGAGTTGTCAGACGACGAGCTTCTCTCGCTTGTGGAAAACGAAGCCTCTTTCGCAGAGCTCAGACGCGCGCTTGGCATGGCGAAAGCCTGCGCCGTCGTCCCGTGGGTGCAGGATTTCCTCAACGATAACAAAATAAAACTGATTTTGTGGTCCGTGCACCATAGTGTCATTGATCATTTGACGTCGCAGCTTGCTGATTACAACGCTGTGAAATTAGACGGGAGAGACGCCTTGACGATTCGTGAGCGCGCCATCGATAGGTTTCTCAACGACGACGCGTGCAGAATTTTTATCGGGCAAATCAAGGCGTGCGGGACAGGCTTGACGCTCCTCAACGAGCGAACGCAGCCGCACGACTGTCTTTTTGTGGAGACGACGTTCTCGCCGGCCGATCAGGTGCAGGCGATGGACCGAATCCACCGCATCGGACAGCCCAATCAGGTTCTCGCGCGCGTCGCTGTTGCAGATCAGGTTTGGATCGATGAACGCGTGCAGAAAATTCTCATTCAGAAAGCAAAGGCCCTTGCGGAGGTGATGTGATGTTGATCGAGGTGACTGTAAGAGCGGACAGTGTCGTTGATCTCATTGAGCAGCTGGAGCGTGTCCACGCGCAGCTTCGGGGCGCGCCTGTCGCGCCGGCAAGCGCGCCTGTCGCTGCTGTAAATAAAACACAGGAGACGACGGCCGACCCTGAAAAATTCAAGCAGGAGGCGGTTGATCGTTTGTGCGACCTTTTCTTCAAGGACGCGACGGCCGGAATCGTGCGGAAGCTGCAGAAGAAATACGCCAAAAACAAAAAGTTCGCCGACCTGCCCGCCGACGTGTTCCCGGCCATCGTCGCTGAGCTCGACGCGGAGCTTTTGAATGCAGCAGCGTAGCCACACACGGGTCAGTCCGTCCTATCTGCCGTCTGCGCTTTATTGCCCGGCGTCGGTGACCCTTGCGTCGCCAACGCCGCAGCCCTCTTCGCGCGCCATGCGCGCGGGGACGGCGAAGCACACGGCGGTCGAGCTGCGCGCGGCGGGGAAGAAACTGCCGCGACACATCGTTGTCGAAGGCGAAAAGTTCGAGGTCGACGACGACTTTGCCGAACAGGTTGGTTTCTGTGAAGGCGTGCTTGAGATGCTCCGCGAGACGGAAGACGAAATCCGGATCGAGGCGCGCGGCGACCTGAACTGGTATTTTACGCCTTTGGCGCCGCCGGTTCCGTTCTCCGGGCACATCGACCTGACGTCGTTCAGTTCGCGGAAAAGCCGGCTGACGGTGCTCGACTGGAAATTCGGGCACCACGGCGTCAGCCCGCTGTCGCCGCAGCTGATGGCCTATGCGGCTTTCATGCTTGGCCAACACAAACCAAACATGCCGGAAACCGTCAGGTTGATGGTCGTGCAGCCAACGCTTGCAGACGAGCGCGTGAAGACGGCGGAGCTGCCGGCGACGGAGCTGCTGCAGTGGGTCGAGACGGAGCTGACGCCGGCCCTGCGTCGGATTGCAGACGGCGACACGACGGAAACGCCGGGCGAGTCGCAGTGCCGGTTTTGCCGGCGCGCCGCCGAGTGCGGCGCTCTGCGCCAGCGGACGCAGGACATCGCGCTGCGCGCGCTCGACGGCGTGACGCCGGGCGTGTCGGATGACGATCTCGGCGAGCTGCTGACCAAGTTTAATCTCGTCGAGCAGTTTATGAAGAACGCGCGGCAGGAAGCTGCTGCGCGTTTGCAACGGGGCGCGACGATCCCCGGCTGGAAAGTCGTCGATAAAACATTGAACCGCAAATGGAGCGACGAAGCCAAGGTCAGCCACGCGCTGACGAACGGCGACTACGCGGCGCTCTACCACGCGGACATCTTCACGCCTCCCGTGCTGCGTTCTCCCGCGCAGATCGAGAAAGCGTGCAAGCAGCGAGGCGTGCCTTTCGACAGGCTTGCCGAGCTGGTTACCCGAGAAGTCACCGGCGTCGCTTTGGTTGCCGAAAGCAACAAGCGGCCCGCCGCGACGACTGCTCTTTCCCTCCTCGACTAAAAGGCTGAACGCACAATGGCTGCAGAAAAATTCCGGACGCCGGTTGGCACCTTCCTCTACACACACCTGTTTGAACCCGCGCGCGCCATGGGCGGCGGCGAGGGTAAATTCGAGACGACGCTGGTGCTCGACGCCGCTGCGCTGAAGACGGCGGAATATGCGGCGATCGAAAAAGCTGTCGACGCGTTGCGCGCCGAGCTCGCGCGCGAAACGAAAACAACGGTGGCGAACATCCGTTCGCCGCTTCGCGACAACGCCGAGCGTGAAGATAAAATCCCCGAGGTCTACACCGCCGGCGGAAAGTTTCTGAGCGCCAAGACGAAATTTCAGCCGACGGTCGTTGACCGTGCAAAGCGCCCGATCACTGACCCTGACGCTGTGTTCGGCGGGATGGAGGGGCGGCTGGTCGTCTCGCCGTTCAAATACAACACGAACGGCAACAAGGGCGTCTCGTTCAGTCTCGACGCCGTGCAGGTGACGGATTCCGATCGCGAGCGCGTTGGCGGCGGCGGCGCGGCTGTCTCTTTGTTTGAAGAGATGGAAGACGCGCCGTTCTGACGGGGCAGGGGCGCGTATTGTCGCGCCCCATTCCTTGTTTTACTATCGCGAGCAAAACGACAAACAGAGGAAGGGCAGGTAATGGAAAAGACACTGAAGGACGCTTTTCGCGCAAAGGCCGAGGCGCTGCGTAGCCGCCCGGCGGAACACACGCGGCTGTGCGTGAACCTGATCAACGCCTACTGGCGCGAACGCGGCTTCGACGCGCAGTGCGTCAAGGAAGAAGGCAATCGTGTCGTCTCAAACATGATCGACGGCATTCCGACCGTTCGTCTGCCGAGGTAACGCGATGTCCTACACCAAACAGTTTCTTGAGGCCGCTGCAGGACTGATCGACGAGCGTGGCGTCGACTACGGCGGCGTCGAGGATAATTTTTCAAATACGGCGCAGATCGCGAACGCAATACTTGGTCGCGATCTGACGCCTTACGACGTCGCTGTCGTGCTGGCGTCAGTGAAACTCGCACGCATGCGTGCAAGCCCATACAAGCTCGACAGCTATCTCGACTGCGTAAATTACGTTGCGTTCGCCGCGGCTTTGCGTCCCGGCGACATGCTGACCGGGCTCGAAAATCCCTGATGGATTTTCTGCCGGCGGCGTTGCTGCTCGCGGCGGCCGTCATGCTGACGTCCGCCTTCATTCCCCGACGTAACCTCCCGCGTTCGGGGCGAACTGGTGGGGCCTTACGGCCCCGCCTCTTTTCGAGAGACGACGATGCAGATCGAAAAGTGCGTCAAACGGATTAACGGCGAGTGGGAAGGCAGTCGCTATCGGGTCGTTTTCGTGTCTGTGCCGCGTGTGAAATGGCTGGAGCGCGATCCGGAATACAAGGTCGAGCTGCCGGCGGAATACGCTGTCGACACGTGCGACGACGCTTTGACGCGCGCGCAGGCGGAACTCGTCGGCATGCGTGAAGCCGGTTTTTCCTTTGAAGAAATCGCCGCGCAACGCGGCACGACGGCGCGTAACGCGCGACAGATGATCTATCAGGCGACGCGGAATTTTAGTGAGAAAAAGGCCGAGGTGCGCCGCGCCAGCAAGCCGCTCGACACGCTGACCGACTACCAGTCGATGGTCTGGCACATGCACAATAAAGAGGGTTGGTCAGTCGTCAAGATCGCCGAGGCGTTGGGCCGCAGCCCGAACGCCGTCGGGAAGGCGCTCGGTCAGGCGCGGCAGAAGCTCGGCATAGGATTAGGCGCATGAGCCAGCGCGACAGCGGCTACGCCCGCATCGATCACGACGCCTACGAGACGCCAATGTGGGTGACGTGGGCGCTCGTTCCGCACCTGCGCAAGAACCTTCGATCAATCCACGAGCCCGCGGCGGGGTCGGGAAAGATGGTGCGCGCGCTGCGCTACGCGATGCGCGAGACGGAAATCAGCGAGGCGGACATTCGCGCCGGCGAAGACTTTTTTCACGTTCAGGCGGTCGGCGCCGACGCGATCATCACAAACCCGCCCTACAGCGAGGCCCCGCAATTTATCGGGCACGCGCTTGATCTGATGCGCCCGGCGGGAGGGCTCGTCGCCATGCTTCTGCGGTGTGATTTCGACCATGCCGCGAGCCGGCGTTGCCTGTTCGCCGCCAATCCGGCGTTCGACAAGAAGCTGATCCTGACGCGACGGATTCGCTGGATCGAGGGGTCGAAGGGCTCGCCGTCGTTCAATCACGCGTGGTTCATCTGGGACTGGTCGCGCGACAGCGCGCAGCCACCGACGGTTGCGTGGGCGTTTGGCGATGACTAAGCGATTGATTTTATAGCCCGCTAATTTTTTTCCTTGTGTTTTGTCGTTTTCCTGTTGCGCGGAAACGCGAACGGGCGTAATGTCGCTTTCATCGGGCGACGAGACCAGCGCCCCACAACAACAGGAGACGTCATCATGCAGTCGATCTACACCAGCACCGCTCGTTTCGGCGCCGCGCAGGCTCTGTCGGACGAACAGATTTACAAAATTGCGCCGAGCGTTTTTGCGCTTGAAGCGCACGAGTCGCGCTCGCAGCGTTTCGTTGCGATCCCGACGATCGACATCCTGAACCAGCTGCGCCGCGAGGGCTTCGAGTGCGTCGGCGTCAAGCAGTCGACGGCGCGCAGCGAGTCACGGACCAACTACACAAAGCACCTGCTGCGCCTGCGCCGTATTGCTGACGACGCAAAATACAGCGTCGGCGACACGGTGTTCGAAATCCTGCTGCGCAACGCCAACGACGGCACGGCGGCCTACGACCTGCTTGGCGGCCTGTTCCGGATCGTCTGCAAGAACTCGCTGGTCCGTCAGTGCGGAACGGTCGACTCAGTCAAGGTGCGCCACAACGGCAAGAACGTGATCGGCGACGTGATCGAGGGGACTTATCGGGTTCTCGGCTCCGCAGAGCTTGCGCTGACCGCGCCGCAGGACTGGTCGCGCATCGCCCTGAACCGCGACGATCAGGAGGTGCTGGCGCAGGCGGCGCACACAATCCGGTTCGGTGACGCCGACGGCAACGTCAGCACGCCGATCCGGCCGACGCAGTTGCTGGAGGCGCGCCGCTTTGCCGACCAGCGCGACGATCTCTGGACGACCTTCAACCGGGTTCAGGAGAACGCGATCCGCGGCGGCCTGACGGCCTACAACCGCGAAGCCGATCGCCACACGACGACGCGCGAGGTCCGCGGGATCGATCAGGACCTGAAAATCAACAAGGCCCTCTGGCTGATCGGCGAGCATTTCGCCAAAGCCAAGCTCGCGGCTTAAGGTCGAAACGGGGCTCTAGCCCCGTCTGCCGGTTAGGCCGGCACTGATGAGACCGACATCAGAAAACAGGAGAACGACCATGACAAACCACACGGAAATCTACTGCGTCACACATTACGATGACGCCAACGGCGTGGCAGGGAAGAACGTATCCCATCATTGGTTTGCGACTAGCGACGAGGCCTATGCCTACGACGATGAGTGCCAAAAACGAGGCATTTCGACATTGGTCAGCTCGGACTACGTCCCGCACAACCCCGAGCAGATTGTTAAATGGCTAAGGGCACGGCAGGGCAAATGATAGGTCGAAACGGGGCCTTGGCCCCGTCTGCCGGTCAGGCCGGCACTGATGAGACCAGATCAGACAGGAGAGAGACCATGAAAGACGCGTTTGCATTCGCCGCCCTCGTCGCCGCCTTCGTCGCCGTGTGGTTCGTCACGCCCGCCGGGGCGCAGGCGACCCTGCTCTATGACGGGGAGGGGAATCACGTCGGCACCGAGCTACCGGCGGGCCGGAACACATTCATCTACGACGGGTCCGGAGAGCTCGTCGGGTCGACCGCCCCGGCGGGAAATTCGACATTCATCTACGGCGCAGACGGGGCTTATCGGGGCGCAATTATCCGGAATCCGGGGTCGGCCGGAGGCCGCGGCGTGTTGGGTGTAGGTCGATGAGCAAGGAAAGTCTTTGCTTTCAAAAACAACAGCTTGACGCTGAATTCCTTGTTTGTCGCCCGACGAACGTGCCACGCTACACGAGCAAAATCATGCGGTTACCTGCATCGCAGGATTCA